AGCAGACGAGTACACTGAAGTCATCAAGGATACCATTGACTACATTGCTACGGATAAACCGTTTGCTAGATGCTTTGAGGAAATTGACGAAACCTTCCGTGGTAAAGTCACTGGCAACAAATACATCGCAAAGAATTGTATCTATTGCGACTACAAGTTCAAGTGTTGGCCTACCTTGCAGTACAAGCGAGTAGAAGCATCACAGGCTAAGAATAAGCCTTGGAGATACTACACGGTGTACAATGACGTTCAGTAAGGCGGCTAGGAAATATGGATACAAATCAGGTCTTGAGAAAACTGTCGCAGATCAAATTAAAAAGCGGGGACTACGTGTCAAGTATGAAGATCCATCTTCACGAATTAGCTTTACACAACCCGCTACTGATAGAACGTATACTCCTGATTTTGTCCTGCCTAATGGTATTGTGGTTGAGACAAAAGGCCGGTTCACCTTAGAAGACCGCAAGAAGCATCTGTGGATACAGGAGCAGACAGACCAAGACATACGGTTTGTGTTCTCTAGTTCTAAGGCTAAGATACGCAAAGGATCAAAGACAACGTACGGTATGTGGTGCGATAAGCATGGCTTCCTGTATGCGGACAAACAAATACCAGAGGACTGGTTCAATGAGTAAAACAGTAAGTGTAGACTTGGAGCCGGGGGAGGCATTCTTCCGTGTCAGCGTAGACGAGGAAGGTGTGACTAATTTTTCATGTGGCTTTTACCCAACCAACATGAACATTGAGAAGGACTTCAATGGGGAAGAAGAGGTTGACTACGATGATATGTTGGCAGTCTTCATGGCAGGGATTACGCACATGGTCAGAGAAGACATGGACGCTATTCTGCATAGAGGTATGGAATCTATCATCAAGGGTAACAAACCCTTTGATTTTATAGTAGACCCTGCAGATCTGGAGTTCTACTCCGGATTATCAGATGAACAGTTAAGGCTATTGCGCATGGACACAGAGGGGGAAGCATAATGGCACGAGAGAGTTGGAATTCATTCTTTGAGCAAGTAGCTGAACTACACGCTACAGACTTCCCTGAACCTAGACCAGACATGGTTAACTCTCCAAAGCATTACATCCTCAACGACAAGTTAGAGGTTAAGGACGTACGTGAGGCTCTACTGCAGAAGTTAATGCGGGATGGTGTAGTGTTACCCTACGAAGACGCATTTGACTGGATGACAGCTTGGGAATACGTTACTCGTGCGCCCTTTAAGAACGGCCCAGAAGACTTGGGTAAGGCTATTTGGTATTTAAACAGTCTGCTGGAGCGCATGGAGAAGCGAGGGGGCTACGTGTATGACGACACGCAAGATGATCAAGATTAAGTTGCCAGAAAGTCAACTGATCAAACTACTAGGCTTTGCTGACGAGATGCTGACAATGGTTGAAGCCAGCGAGCTAAGTGCAGAAGAAGAACGGGCGGCGAAGGAACTTCGTCACATATTTAACAAGACGTATAATATTTACAAGGATCAGGCCAGTGAAAGTTAAAGTTGACTACTCACGTGATGCCTTGCTCTCTGAGCAGGGAATGACCTTAATGAAAGACTACTACATGCTCCCGTGGGAAGAATCTCCGCAGGACGCTTACGCAAGGGCGGCAGAGGCATACTGCTATGGGGATTATGAACTCGCACAACGCATCTATGACTATGCTTCTCGTAATTGGTTTATGTTTGCTAGTCCCGTTCTCAGTAATGCTCCGAGTGATAGGGGTGATAGTAAAGGTCTTCCTATTAGCTGTTTTCTTACTTACGTTGGCGATAATCTTGAGTCTTTGATTAAGCATCCTAACGAAGTCGCATGGCTGTCTGTTAAGGGTGGTGGGGTAGGTGGACACTGGTCAGACGTACGTGGGATCAGCGACAAGGCTCCTGGACCAATTCCGTTCCTCAAAGTAATGGATTCCGGTATGACTGCATGGAAGCAGGGCCGTACCAGAAAGGGTAGCTACGCTGCCTACCTTGACGTATCACATCCCGATATCGTTGAGTTCTTAAACTTTAAAGTACCTACCGGCGGGGACATCAACCGGAAATGCTTTAACCTTTTTAACGCAGTGAACATCACTGATGAATTTATGGAGAAGATATACTATGAAAACCCAGAAGATAGACAGTGGGAACTTAGAGACCCTGACAGCGGACTTGCAAGAGATACAGTCGATGCTAGAGACCTTTGGCACAGAATACTTGAAGCTAGGTTCAGAACTGGCAGTCCTTACCTTAACTTTATCGACACGGCCAACCGACACTTACCAGATAGCCAAAAAGAACTTGGACTCCGCATTCACGGGTCTAACCTCTGCAATGAAATCCACCTCCCAACAAGTGAAGAACGCACAGCAGTTTGTTGCCTCTCATCAGTCAACGTCGAACGATACGATGAATGGCACGGAACAGAAATGGTTAGAGACTTGGTGCGATTCCTTGACAACGTTCTCCAATACTTTATTGACCACGCACCAGAAGAACTTGGAAAAGCTAAATTCTCTGCTGAAAGAGAACGCTCGCTAGGGTTAGGTGCAATGGGCTTCCACGGCTACCTGCAATCTAAAGGTATCCCGTGGGAGGATTGGAGGGCCGCCAGTGAAAACTATCAGATCTTCAAATACATCAAGGAAGAAGCTGTTAAAGAAACTATGCAACTCGCCACAGAGCGTGGTGAGGCTCCTGATATGGAGGGTACAGGAAGACGTAATGCGCACCTTCTTGCAGTTGCCCCCAATGCTAACAGTTCCATTATCTGTAATTGTAGCCCTAGTATTGAGCCTATTAAGTCTAATGCTTTTACCCACCGTACTCGTGCAGGTGCTCACCTCATCAAGAACCCACACCTCATTAAAGTGTTAGAGGAAAAGGGAAAGAACACAGATGCCGTGTGGAAAGATATCATTGCAAACGATGGATCAGTCGATCATGTAGACTTCCTAAGCAAAGAGGAGAAGGCTGTATTCCGTACAGCATTTGAGTTGAAGCAGACATGGGTAGTAGAACATGCGGCTAAACGGCAAGAATTTATTTGCCAAGGGCAGTCTGTTAATCTATTCTTCCCTTCAGGAGCTAACAAGAAGTATGTACGCCTTGTACACGAGTTAGCATGGAAAGAAGGTCTGAAGGGTCTATACTACCTCCGTACGTCCGCAGGAGCGTCTGCAGACAAGGTAGGCAAGCTTGTAGAGCGGTTGGCTCTCAAGGACTTTGAAGGTGAAGAAGAGGATGTGTGTGTATCATGTCAGGGATAAGGAAGCAATTTAACACGGGCTTGTACGAACAGTACGATGCCCTTGCCCGTGAAGCGACTACTGAGTTTTTAGCGTCACAGGGGTTTTCGGTTGTGCCAAACCCAGATGACTATGCACAAGACTTAGTTGTATCCCACAAAGGAAAGCAATGGTTAGCAGAGTGTGAAGTCAAGACTTTGTGGAAACATGGTAACTTCCCTTTTGATAGTGTACAGCTACCAGAACGTAAGAAGAAGTTCTTCAACTCGCTAACTACATTCTTCATCTGGAATATGAACTTGACTAAGGCTGCAATGTTTTGGTCAAAGGATGTGGCAACGTTAACGCCAGTTGAAGTGCCCAATAAGTACATCGCAGGTGGAGAATACTTCTACCAAATCCCATTAGACATGGTGAGGTTTGTATCCCGTGGAACAGGACGATCTATTTGATGATTTACCCTTTGAGATTACGGAGGGGTACACTTGCATTAACTGTGATGTTTACCAACCTGCTGATCAGTTTCAGCATATGGTTTCAGGTGAAGTAAAGCGTAAGTGTAGGACTTGCGCACGTAATCAGTCAAAGTTACTTAAAGAATTAAAGAAGGTTCATGAGTACCCCGATGACAACTATATATGTCCTGGATGTAGTAGATCATTAGATGTTATAAGTCAGTACGGCCAGAAAAGATTACAGAATTGGGTAATGGACCATTGCCATAAATCTTTAAAATTTAGAGGATGGCTATGCCACCACTGCAACACTACATTGGGGGCGGCTAATGATGAATTGTACAGA